GGAACCGCGGGGGACGTTCCCGCAACATCACTTCTTCCATGTTTTTAACACGCTCAGTTGCGGCAAGGCCAATCTGATCGGCTGTTTCCATACGACGTTGGAAAAGATCTGTATCGCCGTAAGCCTGTTCGCTGGCTGACATTGGTTCAGCCATTGGTGTGGTCGCCGGTTGGAACACACCGCTATACGTGTTTTTACGCTGCGCCAACGGATCGCGTTGGATAAACTCTTCCGCCGATTGAATAGGGTTACGCCGTGTTTGACGGTTAGACCCAATCATGCTCATCGGTTACGCTCCCGTTCTTCAGCCAGACGAATGTTCTCCTGCAGTTTGGCCAAACGCTCAATATCTGGCCTACTGTATTCTCGCACACTTGAACCAAACGCCCAGTTGAGTGCTGTCAAAATACGGCTAATGTCTGTCTTATCTCCAGCTTCGTATTTAGCATTTTTCTGCAACTCGCCCTCAACAATGACACTGCTTGGGCTGTAAGTAGTCAAATTAGAAACATACGACACGCCGGGAATACTGCTGTCCACATAATCACTAATGTCTGCAATTGGACTACGTGAAGCCATACGAGACCCAGTAATCAACTCAATTGGTAGTTTCACACCAGGGTTAAGCGATTCGATAGCTGCCGTGTATACGGGATCGATGGGGCTGTCACTGCCACCAAACTGGTTAAGCACATCTAGTTGAGCCAGACCAGGCTGGAAGCCATAGTATTTACCGTTTACAACAAACTGCGGCCCGTTAATGTCCTCAGTCATATACGACGGGAACTTTTGATCTGTCGGGAACGGGTCATAATACGAGTTAGGATCTACGCCCGTTGCTACACCAAGGTTGTAGCTAGCTTTAAACGGCCACGACACACGCCCCGGATACATGATTGTCGCTTCAGTCAACGCAATAACAGCACCCTTGTTCCACGAATAAAACGGGAACAAACGCCTAGCTGTTCGGCGCTCTGCAGCAGTCAAGCCACCAATTGTCGGATGATATTTGGCTACACGTTCGGCGGCAAACGTGTAAATATCTTCCATCACGTCATCTTTACTGAAATCAAATTTAACTGTTTTACCAATACCTCTTGTAGCTTTACCTGTGTCAAGAGCTTGCATCACATATTGAATAAACATGTGGTCACGGTTAAGGTGATCCTGAGCTTGAGACAGGCCAGTCCAAAACTTTTCTAGTCGACCGCCACGAGCAGCCAACCCAAGACTAGCGAAAGTCAAAAACTTTTGTGTAAACCGTCCAACAACACCCTGAGCACTGCCCAACGTAGCAAACGATTCGGCCGCAGCGACAGGGGGGTTAATTCCATAACGATTAATGGCACTAATAATCTCACCCTCAGTAACACTGCCCTTAGCACCTTTGTGAATTACCCGAGCTGATTCATCAGCATTGCCAATCGTTTGGCGTATTGGCGCGTCAAGACGAGTTAGCAAAGCAACATAATCAACTTGTTCAAGCTTGTCGACTTTCCTTGCAATGCGAGCACTTTCAATAAACGCTTTGCGGAAATGTTTAATTCCTTGAGCCATACCCGTCATTGATAGCCCACCAAAAAAGTTACGGATATGGTGGCCAAGACGAGATTGTGTCATGGCATATTTAGAAGCATCAGTAAACTCGTCAATTTGACGCTCCACAGCAGAACCAGCTGGTTTACCTATCTCATCCATGTGTTTACTTTGATTTATAAACACTTCCGCTACGTCAGGATGCACAAACCATTCGCCATTAATGTGAGCTGACAAAGTAACATCGGTGTCAGGCTGCAATTTAACAAAACCTTTTGTGGGAGTTTTACTTGCAAGCTTAAGACTTTTGGTAACATCTAGCATCTTGCTAACGTACCCAACTTCTGCAATAGTTTGGGCTGTTGCACGAGCCATCCGATCAAGAAACAAAACAGGGTCTCTAACATCCCACGTTTTCCACTGTTCACCAAGCTCCCGAACAATGTCTTCCGTGCTGGCATTAGGACCAAGCTCTTCCACTACTTTGCCTAAATCAAAATACTCGTCAGGTGTTCGAACCACGCTGTCTGCTGTCGTTTCAAGAACACGCTTGCTTGCCATAATTTGATTTACACGATCAAGGTTTGCTCCGCCGCGAATAATTGAAGCACCTATCAAAGAGTTGGCCGGGTTGCCATCTAAGTTAAAAAACTTACTGACAAATGGTGTCAGCTCTCGCTGCGCTTGGCCCGCAACACCGGTGGCTTGGTAACCGCCGCGAATCGCATTCCAAGCTGCCTGCAAGATTGTGGTGCTTTCATCAACCCAACCGTTGTATTTTTTACCTATTTGAGCAATTGGCTCAAAAAATTCTTTGTGGAAAGCGTGGTGTATGTTTTCTTGTCCTTTATACATTTGAGACATATACAACAAGTTGTCCGTATTCATCCCACGATTAACATTAAAGAATTTGTTGAGCGGGTTAAAACCTCGAAGGATATTTGCTTTAATGCTGGCATAAGCGCCAGAAGTAATGCCTTTAAAACCGTCGTTTGCAACATCAACAGCTTCGGCCACAATTTCATCAACTAGCTTTTGGTTCTGCACAGTTACACGTCCAGCCAACACGTCTTCCACAGCCTGCTTAGCTGCTTGATCTGCACCCCGCACAATCTCATCATCAAGCTCGTTAGCTTTCGTCTGCGCTTTCGACACAGCCTCAGGATCGCGTTTAGCCACCGCTTCCGCAGTGTCAACCATTGCTTCCGCACTGCCTTTAAAGTTTGTGCCAAGGCTAGCTTGGACCCGAGCATTGCCTAGCACCATGCCCAGGTTAGTCATGTCGCCGATAGTTTCTACCGTGTCGCCTACCATGCGGCCAGACTTTGCAATAGCGAGACCAGTCTGTGCAACTTTAGTCGGGTCGTTCAGCATCTTCATAACGATTTCGCCGACAGTTGCCGATACGGCTTCGGCTTCAGCCATGCCGCGAGCACGGTACTGTTTTGCGTAAATCTCAGAAATGTCGTCAAAAGCTGCTCGGTTATCGACAATTGCTTGAGCAATGTCGTCGCTTACTTTGCCTGAGTTAAACGAGGTCCGACCAAACTTTGCTGTCGCTTTAGGATCAGAGAAAAAGTTGGGAATAGTTTTCCCTGTCTGGTAGCTCGTTTTACCCGTTTTTGGGTCAAAAATACGTACACGGTTACGGGTTTCGACAGAGCGCAACATGGCAAGAACTTCGTTTTTAGTTCCTCCAGACACGGCAGTCATTACAGCGTCCATTAATTTAGTCATGGGCAACCCACCCTTTAAAGCTTGAGGAGTTCCCTTTGCAGATGGATGAAACAATGCAAAACGCAAAGATGTGCGCAACCTGTCGTTTTTCGCCAACTCTTCGTAGACTCGACTAAAGCGAAGATTACGGAATTGAGAAGCGCCGCCTTTAATAAGCTCTATGTCCATTGTGATTGGCACACCTTTAGCTTCAAGCGTTTTTTCCATTGTTCGCGCTACTGCGAGCGTCAACGCTTCTTTTAAACTAGCTCGTTGTTCGGGAAACAGTTTGCTAGTAAATGGTGCTTTCAAAAAACGATCTTGAATTTTATTTGCTGCTGCAAAAATGTAATTAAACTGCCCATACGTAGAGATTTGATTGCGCAAAAAACCTTTGCCTTCACCAAAAATTTCTTCGGTGCGGGGAACGCCGTTGTCGGTCTGAAAAACATAGCCACGTTTTTTTCGCAAGCCTTCGTCGAGAAAATTAAGTTTTGCCGCTTTTGCTGCCTCCTCGACAGCTTCCGTATACATTGATACAACTTCGTCAAAGTTTTGTTCATTACGCAGGAAACTAAATCGAGTGGGTGCAATACCAAAAGCTGCAAGTGCGTCAGACAGCTCATCAGCAGCCAACGTTGATTCGTCGGCAACATCCAAAGCCTCGTCTAGCGTACTCTTAGGTGCCCCCTGAGTAACATCCTCCAACCGCTTAGCAACATCAAGTTTCGCCGCCGAATACATTGCATTATCAATGTCAAACAGTTTCAAGAACCGAGACGACACATCGCCCTGCAGCAACGGCGCAATATCTTTTACCACACCGTCAGAACGCAACAACAAATCAAGATCATCCAAAATCGGGGCAAGATCGTTAGCCTGCATACTAGAAATGGCGTTAAACAAATCTTCACCCATAAGCGCCACACCACGGGCTCTCGAACCCTCCGTCAAACGGCGTAAGTTTGTTGCCACCATTTCAGCAGCAGACGCCTCAGAAGCTTGCAAAGCAGCATCCCGAGCGGTGCGGGGAGTACCAAACGCAGTAACATTCTTACCCGCCTGCACAGCGCTGTTATACCGTGCCTGCAGTGGTGTCAACACACGAGTCTCAATAGCTTCGCGGATAGCCCGAGCGGCCGGAGTGTTAACTTTCTGCACCTGCTGGTATTGACGCAAAGCACCTTCAACTGTCGGAGCAATCTTTGCAGCAGCACCCTCAATAGTTTTTGTCACATAGCCAGGGATTGCTTCTTCAAGACGGACCGAACCACCAATTTTGGCAATGTCGTCACTAAGCAATTTAATAAACGAACCCAACGTGCCGGTAAGTTTCGATGCAGAACCTTTAGGTGTTGCTTTCTTTAAGAAGTTAAAGAAACTTTCCAAGCCACCGCGAAGGTTAATCTGTTGGCCTTTATTGTCTCGAACAATTTTGCTGTCAACAGCTTTGCTAACTTGCTCGTTAGCGATTTCTTCGACACGGCGGCTATTGAGAACATCGTCGTCAGCAGCTTTAGCGACCGTTTCCGCAATGTTGTTGACAGGCATGTTGTCGGCCCCCTCGTTGGCGGTGATCCGCGGAGTGTCTGCGGGGACTTTAGGAACGCTTGTCCCAGGAATGTTAAGTCGCTGCGCCGCCTCACCTGCTTCCGGCAGATCCTTAGCTAACGCTTGAGTAGGTGTTGGAATTTTGTTAGCATTTTCAGCAATTTCTTCCGCCGTTTTTGCCGCAGCAGCTCCACCACGAGTGGCAAGTTTTGCAGCACCCAACGCACCAAACGTTAAATAAGTCAACGGGTCAAGACCAATATCAAGAGCGAGACCCAGGCCAGCTTTACCGATACGATTCACATTGTCTTCTACGTCGACATAATTTGGGTTGTCCGCTTGAGACATGTCATACGCACGCTCAAGCACAGCTTCGTATGTGTCGTCATCACCTTCTTGGATTTCCAAACCAGCCACACGCCGCAAAGGTGTCGTTGCGCCACGTACGGGACCAAGCAACACATCTCCCGCAGCAGCAATTGACTTGCCAACAGCACCTAAAGTATCGCCCTGCGCAGCTGTTTCCTGGATTTCTTCTACCTTTTGGGGCACATCCATTGCGGCATTAATAGTTGCCGTACCCGCATACACACCAGTTTGAATAAAATCAATAAAAGTACCCAACCAACCACGTCCCTGCGGTTTTTGAGCACCACCACTTACACCGCCCGCATAAGGACTAAAACTAACGCCAATATCGCCAGTCTGGTTTTGACGGCTTTTTACGTATTCTGTAAAGGCGTCCCGACGTTTCTCAACCACCTTTACTCCTTACTATTGGACACCTTGTCCCGCAAAATAGGCGTCTGCCTCAGCTTTTAACCTAGGTCCAAACATACCAGTTTGTGCGTCCCGCATAGCAGCTTCGTACGCAGCTTGCTGGTTTTCTTCAGTAACTCCGGGAAGATTTTCCTGATAGCTGTCGACACGGCGGTTAAAGTTTTCAATATCATCCTGTTCCTGGCGATACAAGAACTCGGCCTGGTCCTGCATTGCCGCTGGGTCTGGCTGTGGGTTGTAGAGGTCTTCATAAGCTTGTCGAGCTTCAAGCTCTTGCATTGCCCGCTGATACGGGTTAAACGCTTGTTGGGCCTGGGCACGTTGCATTTCCAGCTCAAACAACTGGTCAGCCAACTGTTCCGTAGCACTACGCTGGTTTTCCAACGCCTGCTGTTGAGCAACTGTCGCCATGTCGGAAGCAAAACCACCGGCTGTTGCACCAAACCGCTGAGTAGCACCCAAACCAGACGCACGGTTAGTTTCCAATCCCGACAGGGTTTCAGCCTGCGACAAAGCCATCGGATCCATAACAGCCGGTGCTGCCTCTTCAATACCTAGTCGAGCCATCTGGTCGGCGGCTTGCTGCTGAGACGAAGCATACGCATCAGCAATAGCCTGTGTAGCACTGTCGTACGTTTTACCAATACCCGCTTCGGCACCGCCATAAATGTCGCCAATACGGTCCACGTTAGCTTGTGTCTCAGCGGCATACTGGTTGTACATGTCTTGAATGGCACGCATTTGAGCCGCTCGCCGTTCCATCATGTAGTCAGCAGCTTGATCGTAGGGCGAGCCGTCAAACTGGTAGCCCGCAATCATTTCGCTAAATGTTTCACCCTCTGGCGTTGTTGTGGGACCAGCCAAAATTTCTTCAACAAATGTTTTTGGCGGTGCTTCACCTTTTCTTTTAGCGACAGGTTCTTCTTCAAGAATCCGGGGCGTCATAGGCTCTATTTCGCTTGGTGGTAGCGGGGCTCCTGGGCCTCCCAAACCTCCTGGGGGAACACCGGGGGCACCCCCCAAAATAGTTTTACGCAAATTACTTAGGAAAGGACCGAAAAAACCGCCAACAGATTCTCTACGTTCTTCCCTGCTCCCGATGTCAAAATCTTTTTCTTCATCTGTTGGGGGAGGTGGCGTCACATTTCCTGGCACGCCAGCGCCTCGAACACGTACTTGTCCTGGTCTATCTACCATTATCGAGTCCTATACTCACCGGCGGCAGCCGCACGGGCCATCGCATTAACACGGGCAGCCTGACGACGTTCCTCAGCCTCACTACGACGCTGAGCAAGATCCATTGCAGCATCCTCGTAAAACCGTGACCGTCCACGTTCCATCGACGACAGTTGGTCTTGCAAACGATCCTGGAAGTCAGCATATGATTTAGCAAAATCGCTAGACCGGAGCATGCCACGTCCAGCGAATTCGTCACGGGCAGTCCGTGTCCCACGGGCTGCTGCAGTGAACGGGTCAAATTCGCCTTCGTAGTCGAATCGCCCACCTGCGGAACCAAGCCGTTGAATAGGTGATTCGTCGGGCGACATAGCACTGCGGGCTGCTGCAAGTCCGGCAGCACCTGACGCACCTGTTTCGGCAACACCGGGCAGGCTGAAAATGTCGACGTTTGCGGAAAATTTTTCTCCGGGCCGGTAGCCGAGTTTGCGGACACCTTCCATGTAGTCGGTGCCGTAACGTTCGCCGCGTAGGCCGAGTTCGGTTTCGAAGTCTGAGAGGGCACGGTTGATGGCGGCGAGTTGTTGGTTGTAGGCGCTGTCTTGCCAGTTTGGCTGGTACCAGTAGCGTTCTTCTCTACGGCCTCCGCCCCCACCAGAGTCGGAACCGCCACCTCCCCCGCCTCCCCCAGAAGGGGGTGAGGGAGCTTTTAAAGACTGCGGAACTTGCTGAGCACGGCTAACCGAAGGGGGTCTAATCGGCCCACGAATAGTAGGAATGTTCCTTGGCTTAACCCTATCTTCAGCCGCTTTATCTTGAACATAAGCTCTAGCCATTATCGACCACCACCCATCAAACCACGCAAAAACTCAGCCACATCCCGCCTCGGCTCAGGCTTCTGCGGAACATCAACAGGCCCCTGATTCTGCATTTCACGGCCAGCACGCTGCTCCCGCATACGACGCATCATCGCATCCAACTGAGCATCCATTGCACGGCGACGAGAATCCTCACCAACCGTCGCAGACTGGTTACTTTGGAGCGGAGAAGGCAAATCTTCTACAAACGCATACGGGTCGCCAATGTTCGCCATCGCCATACGAAACGCAAGCTCATCCCTATCAATCACAGGAGGAGGAGTTCTAAAAGTATTATCCATCAGTAACCACCGCCCGCATTAGGAGCCAAACGCTTCATCATCGCTTCACGACGAGCCCTCTTCTTCTCCTCATCCAAATCACGACGAACATCCATATCGTCACGTTGCGGAGCAAGCCGATTACCCATCGTTCCATAATTCCGGCGCATTACGAAGCCCTCTTTCTCATAGCTTTCTCACGAGCCGCAGCCATATTGTCAACAAGATTCGGGTACGGGCGACCAGCAGCCTTCGCACGAGACTTAGCCTCAGATTTTTGAGACGGCGACAAAGACTTACGTTCACTCTTCGGCTTGGGATTTTTCGTATCCCACACTTTCTTAGCCATTAAGAAAGCCTCCTCAACATCGCTTCACGCCTCGCGTTGGCTTTGCCGTCCCTAACGCCGTAACCTACCTTGTTTTTTACTCGACCCACCGTCGGCATGGGCCGACCAGATCCATAATGTTTTTTACCCGCAGCGTAAGCGTTAAACCCGCCCCCCGCTTGGGGAACTTCGCTAAATTGTTTACGAAAACGGTTCATAGTTAGTTTACCCTAACTCCTTTTAGTTAGCTAACCTGTCGGGACACTGTTTCTTTCGGATTCACATACGTCATCAGTGAAAACAATTTTACCGGAGCTGTCGACTGAGAACCATCAGTATCAAACTCGACACGGTAATAAATCTGCCTAAACCGAAGACTCTTAAAGAATTTAATAAACTTACGGCCCACCAAAGTGCCAGTAATGTCCACATCGGTTTCCACGTCAGGCGACTCACTCAACGGCCTAAACCAAGTATTATCCGTCAAACTGCTCCACAGGCTTGTCGCCAACCCGCCCCACGTGACCGTAAAGTTAAACGTAATTGGGAAAGCCAAACCTCGGACAGTCTGTTTAAACGTAGCGTCCACACCCCACCAAAACAGGCGTTTATAGACGGATCCAGCCTGGTAGTTAAAGTTTTTCGTCTGCATCGTACACGTCATCGTTTCCGTGTCGTTACCCACTTCGTCAGTAATCGACAGGGTAGGAGTGCTTCTCGAACCGCCAGCAGCAACCTCCACAGACTTATGTGCAATTGCAGTGGACGCACCCGTCGGATTGTCCTGTTTCACAATTTTGCCGATAGCGCCAAACGAATCCGATTTCCATGTTGTCCATGTTCGAGTCCGCAAGCTATACACGTATAGCACGTTGTAGTAAGAGAAAATAACTCGGCGGTTAAACTCGGAAACAGCAAACGGAATGTAAATGTCAGTCGTCGATGTCGCAGTAAACGGCACTTTTACGTTAATTTGAGCGGCACGGTTATTACTAAACTCGTACGCTTTATCTTCATACATAAAATAAATGAAGCTTTCAAACTGGTCTAACGCATCCTTGCTGGCAAGACCCACGTTTGGCACAACCAACGCCACCACAGCTGATGCAGGATCTGTCGCATACTGCAAACCATAAATAGACCCAGTACGGAAAATAAGCAACGTGTTGAAATACACAGCCAAATTGACAATGTTTTGACCGTCACCTGAACCAATGTCAATAAAATCGTTTGTTGCCTGCCACAAGCTCGGATCAGCAAGAGTCCTCGACCGGTACAAACGAGTACCATTATTAGTACTGTCTTTACCCTCAGCAATCCACATGCGGCCTTTAAACACCACCATGATTTCACCCTCAGGCATGTTACTGTCCGTCGCAAACCCACCAGAAGGATCCCAATAACCGCCCGTTTGGCTAGATCCGACAGCAGCAGACAACCATGCTTTATCGTCAAATTGGGCGAAAGCCTCAGCAGACAACGCACTCGTAATCAACGTCCACGTCACACCGTTGTAGTAATACGTGGAACTGTCGCCATCGCTAGCAATCAAGTAAGCGTCGCCGGAGCCCGTGTAATAGTAGCCAAGCAGGTTAATGTCACCTGTCGTACTTAAAGGAAACGCAACACCCGTGTCAACAATTGGGGGACGAGACTTTAACGAACCATCCAAATCCAATTCAAAGTTTTCGCACACGACAAGCTCATTGTCAGCAACAGCGGAAGGGTCACTGAACGTGTTAAGGCCACCAATAAACGGCCCCACTTGGATAGCCTGACCTGGCATGGGCCGCTCCTAAAACAGTTCGTATACCGTAATCTTCGGGTATGTCATGTGCTCCGCATTGCGGAACTGTTCGCCCCTTTCGGCAAGACTCTGGTTAAACTCGACCGATTTTGCTTGCATCATTTCAGGATTCTCATCCATCTCATACGCCATCTTCAACACAAAATTGACGACATCCATAAAATACTCATCAGGCATAGTCAACGTGTCCCCCGCAGCACTAATGTCTGCAGGCACTGCCGTGTAGCGAATCTTAATCGTCCCCGCAGTACTCGGTACGGGCCAAAAAGTAATCGTGTTCGCCCACTCATACCAAAACTGGGGAGCCCCCGTCTCTTCACTTTCAGGATCTGCAAGCGAAATTGATTCCTCCGCTTGAGACACAGAAATGTTACCGATCCGACGACCATTAATCAGCAGGCTGTTAATCTCATAAATCGCAGGAGTCACCCCCGACAGGGTGTATTCAGCTTGCCCAGCGTTTAACGCAGTCGTCGCCACTTGCTGCAGCACTGCGTTCTGACGGTTAATTTCCCGTTGAGCTTCGTTGATCCAACGAATAATGTCAGCACTGCTTAGCTGCACACCAGCTTCATCACCAAACACACGTTTCACATAATCGAAAACGTCTTGAACGGTTTTCGTCGGGGAGACATAACTCATCGTTCAAACTTCTTTCCGTTATAAGTGAAGGTGTGCTTTTTGTCCCGCCCCCCAGTAACAAAGAATTCAGCGATTTCTATTCTATCCTCTAATTCGTCCTCCTGCTGTTTTAATTCCAGCAGCTTTTTCGCGTTCTCCTCTGCTTCAATACGCTTCAACACGTTATCTGCCCCGTGTCGAGTCAAATCGCCGTCAAACAGCCACGCAAGAACCTTATGCGGCTCTTTCATTTCCTCTTCCGACAGGTAACGCACAATGTA